TGAAACACAGTATATAACACTTGCCACAGGAAGACAAGTACATAATATAGAAAACCCAACACCTAACAAACTATTTAACTATATCATCCAGAGTTGGGAAACATATAATAACGCGCTAACAATTAATAAAATCCACGTGTATTTAGCGCATAAACGCACTAAACTTGCGTTATATACTTATGATGCGTTCCTGTTCGATGTATCAAAGGCCGACGGAGTTAAATGCGTTAAAGACATAAAAAACATATTAGAAAACAACGAATACATGGTTCGCGCTAAACGAGGCGCGGATTATGCTTTTACATAATAGTACACATATTTATGGTAGACTTAGAAACAATAAATTTTACGGATTTGGCAAACAAACTGTTTTGTACTTTCACAAAACGTGAAGACCTAGAAAGTACTACCAACACTATTAGGGGTTACTACTCCATCATGTACAATAAGATCTTTATCCTTGAATCAAAGGATAGTGATGAGCTTATATGCACATATAATGTTGACACTGGAAACATGAGCAGTACTACAATTATCGCCAATACTATACTATTACACCGTAAGAAAGAGTCAAATACACTGTACACCATTAACGCTCTGAACACTTTAATTAGAGAATTGAACAATGGTATCGCTGATCCTAATTTTAAAATTAATTGGGAAGATTACAGAAACACAATATTACTTACTCAGGAAACTGGGTTGCGTAAACTAGAGACCAAGATAAATAATATCATTTATTTGTCATAGGTTTGGCTCTCTAAGATTATCTAGCTATATTTAGCATATATAAAAACAAATCAGTTATGGATTTAAATGCAATTCGCAACAGGTTACAATCGTTGCAAAACAAAAAGGGCAGTGGCCCAAAAGAAGATCGTTCCAAAACATTTTGGAAACCATCAGTTGGTAAACAAGTGATTCGAATCGTTCCTTCTAGATTCAACAAACAAAATCCGTTCAGAGAAGTAATGTTCCATTATGGTATTGGAAACAAAACCATGATCTCATTAACTAACTTTGGCGAGAAAGATCCAATCGTTGAATTCGCTACTCAGTTAAAGAAAACAAGTGACAAAGAGAATTGGTCTTTGGCTAAGAAAATTAGTCCTAAGATGAGAATTTTTGCTCCTGTAATCGTGAGAGGTGAAGAAGACAAAGGTGTTCGTTTGTGGGAATTTGGTAGAGAAATGTATCTCGAGTTATTAGGTATTGCTGAAGATGAAGACATCGGTGATTACACAGATGTAATGGATGGTCGTGATATGACTATCGATACTGTAGGACCTGATGTAACAGGAACTAAGTATAACAAATCATCTGTTCGTATTAAACCTAAAACATCCGCATTATCAGAAGATAATGAGCAAATCAAAGCTTGGATTAGTGAACAACCAGATGTACTTACTCATTACAAGAAGTATGAGTTCGAAGAAATGAAAAATCTTTTAATGGAGTGGTTAGAACCATCTACTGAAACAGAAGAGGCTCAAGAAGTTGATCCAACACCTGCGGTAGCAACTGAAACGTTGGCTCCTAAAAAGAAAGGCTTCGATGAAGATGAGTTTGACAGTTTATTTAACGATTAATCCAAAATTTAATGGCTAAGGAAAAAAAGAGTTTGAATGCTAGCGTCTCGCAAGCGATTAAAGGTACATTCGACTTAGATAAGTTTAAGGAGTCTAAGTACTTAGATCAGCCTGTGAAATTTAAACCACAACGCTGGATTCCACTTTCTAAAGCCTTCCAAGACACATTGTCCATACCAGGTATTCCGATGGGCCACATAACTTTGTTACGTGGTCACTCGGATACAGGTAAGACAACTGCGATGCTTGAGGCTGCAGTCGCTGCACAGAAAATGGGAGTATTACCTGTTTTCATTATTACAGAGATGAAGTGGAGCTGGGAACACGCTCAACAAATGGGTTTTGAAATTTCTCCTATAGTTGATGAAACTACAGGTGAAATCACTGACTATAAAGGTTTCTTTATCTATACTGATAGAGGTGCTTTAAATACAGTAGAAGATGTAGCAGCATTTATTGCTGATATGTTAAATGAGCAATCTAAAGGTAATTTACCTTATGACTTATGTTTCTTTTGGGATTCAGTAGGTAGTATTCCATGTCGCTTGAGTGTTGAATCAAATAAAAACAACAACGAGTGGAATGCAGGTGCTATGTCTCAACAATTTGGTAATTTTATCAATCAAAAGATTGTATTATCAAGAAAAGAAACACAACAATATACTAATACATTAGTAGCAGTTAATAAAGTATGGGTTGACAAACCGGGTTCACCTATGGAACAACCTAAAATGAAGAATAAAGGTGGTAACACTATGTTCTTTGATTCTAGTTTAGTAATTACATTTGGTAATATTACTAATCCAGGTACTAATAAAATTAAGGCTACTAAGAATGGTAAGGATGTTGAGTTCGCTAAACGAACAAAAATATCAGTTGATAAAAATCACATTACAGGCGTTACTAGTAAAGGCGCATCTATTATGACGGTGCATGGATTCATTGAAGATGATAAAAAAGCAGTTGATGAGTACAAAAAGGAACACTCACATGAGTGGTTACAAGTACTTGGTAGTACTGATTTTGATGTAGTAGAAGAAACAGATAATGAATTAGATGAAACCACTATAAGCGCTAACGTAGATGTCGAAGAGTAAATACACCCACATATTTGAAAGTATTCAAAACACTAAGGATGAACCCTTACATGTAGACAGTAAGGTAGTACTCATAGATTGTATGAATATGTTTCTGAGAAGTTTTGCCATGATTCATCATATGAACCCTAACGGCCACCATATAGGTGGCCTGACAGGGTTCCTTAAGTCACTAGGTTTCCTTATTAGGCATATCAAGCCTACTAGGGTAATCTTAGTGTTTGATGGTATGGGCAATACTAACAACAAGAAAAATTTATACCCTGAGTATAAAGCAAACAGAAAATTACAACGCATCACTAATTGGGATGGGTTTGAGAGTAGAGAAGATGAATCCGAATCTATCACTAACCAGATGCTTCGTTTAGTTGAGTATTTAAAATGTTTACCTGTTACATTAATGTCAATTGATAAGATTGAAGCTGATGATGTAATTGGTTTTCTAACTAAAGAAATGCAAAACGAGATTATAGTGGTGAGTGCTGATAAGGATTTTTTACAGTTAGTAAATAAAAGAGTAAGTGTTTATTCTCCTATTAAGAAAAAGTTTTATACACCCGCCGCTATCAAAGATGAGTACGGTATTATAGCCGATAATTTTTTAACACAGAAAATACTATTAGGTGACCAATCAGATAACGTACCAGGAGTTAAAAAATTAGGACCAAAAACATTACTTAAACTATACCCTAAACTGGCTACTGAACCAGTAACAATAGAGGAAATATTAGATGATGCTAAAGATAAAGAAGGAAGGAAAGCTGACATATATAATTTTAGGAATCAACTTATGATTAACAAACAATTAATGGATATTAATAATCCAAATATTTTTGTTTTTGATAAAGAAGATATATTAAACATAGTAGCGTCACCTATACCTTCATTCAGTAGAAATGAGTTCATTAAGATGTATAAAGAAGATTGTCTTGGAGAGTCAATTCCCAACTTAGAGTTTTGGCTTCAAGATGTTTTTTCATATCTTACGTCATACAAAACAAAATAAAATTATGGTTGCGTTTTCAAAACTATCTAGCTATGGATTAAGTTTCCAAGTTAAGATTATTAGTTCATTATTGAAGAACAAAAAGTTCTTACTTAACATTAGGGATGTACTTACACCTGAATATTTTGATAACCAAGCACATCAATGGTTGATTAAACAAATCGTTGAGTATTTTGATCATTATCATTCAGTTCCTACACTTGATATATTGCATATTGAAGTAAAGAAAATTGATAATGAAGTACTAAAAACATCAGTAGTAGAGCAACTAAAAGAATCATATAAAATAAGTGTTGAGGATGCTGCGTATGTTGAAGAAGAGTTTAGCAATTTTTGTAAAAACCAACAACTAAAAAGAGCACTATTATCATCAGTTGACTTGTTACAATCAGGAATGTATGATGATATCAGACACTTAATTGACCAAGCGTTAAAAGCTGGTATGGAGAAAAATTTAGGTAATG